ATGCACCGCGTTCACCAGATCAGAAGACGTGGCCTGACAACGGAGAAATGGAACCGGCCGTGGGCCGGTATCGCCCTGATCGCGCTGGGCTCCGTCATCGAGCGCTTCGGCCTGTTCATCCGCATGATCGGCCCGCCCCAGGCCCACACCGGCTGTAGCGGCTCCCCCACCGAGGCATTCGCCGCGGTGTTCATGCGCATCGCTCCCCTGGCGGCCATCGCCCTGGGCTTGGCCACCAGGCTGGTGGCGAGCGGCTGAAATACCCGCCACGGCTTGGCCAGCCGCAGCGCAGGCCTCTGCCCGACGTTACGTGGAAACGGCCAAATTGCAGGAAACTCGGCGCTTGCTTAGAACGCCTTCTGCCAGGCGGCGGCCAGCCAAGCGCTGGGGGTCTCGCCTCGGGTGGTGAGGTTGAGGAAGAGGGAACCCTTGCCGCTGGCCAGATTGCCTTCGAGGCCGGCACCGACGCGCAGCCAATCCTGTTGGTTGTCCTTTCCAGGCAGGTTGAAGGCAAACAGGCCAAGCATCTGGCCCGAAGTGGCCGCACCATTCTTCTCGAACCGGTGGGCTGCCTCAAACACCCCCGTCAGGGTCAGGCCGTTATCCAGGGGCTTGGCGGCATTGATGCCGAGGCGCAGTTCGGTGGCCGTATCCGTACGGGCGTCGAAGCGGGCCGGGAAGCCGCCGCCGGTCTCGGTGTAGGCGGCGAGTTTCGACTCGCTGTAGCTCAAGTCGGCGTACGGCGAGAACTCGGCGCGACCGAGCCGCCAGGCCCTATCCCATTCCAGCCTGCCGCGCAGCCCCCAGGTATCCGTGTCCGGCCTGCCGCTGGAATAGTCCTGGAAGCCAGCATTGAGATAGCCGCGCCGCACCTCAGCCGAGCCCCAATGGCCGTAGCCGCCCAGCACGGCCCAAAGATCACCGTGCACCGGCAGCAGCGCCTCCACCAAAAGGTAGGTGCCGTCGGCCTGGGTGCGCCCGTTTTGTACCTGCTTCTGCTTCGCCCAGGTCTGGCCAAGGGAAACGTTCAGCTGCACCGGGCCGAAGTTGCGGCCCAGGCCAAGCTCGGCCAAGCCAAAATCGCCGTCCCGGGCGCCATGGTCGTCCCGCCCCCAGTCACCGGCCAGCCAGAAGGTGTTCTTGTCCTCTGCAACCCGGCGCATCAACGGGCGGCTATGGGCGCCATTGAGCAGCACTCCCGTAGCCGACAGCGCCATGCCGGCACCTTGGGTGGTGCCGGCCAGGCTGCGCGCCACGTCGGGCAGGGTGATGAGTCCGCTTGAGGCGCGCGCGATGAAGGCAGTATTGTTTTGCGTGTTCCCCACCACCACACTACCGTCCTGATTGACGCCGGTCGCGCGGCTGGTGATGTCTTGAGCCACCGTGACGCCGGTGGAGCGCAGCCAATTCTCGACGCTCTGCATTCCCGTGGCTTGGGTCCAGCGGAACGCGCGACTTGCATTTGCCGCAGCCCCATCCGTGGCCCAGCCCACCACCACCTTGCCATCGGCATTTACAGCGTTGGCATTGGAAAGTGCTCCGCCATTCAGCGCCCCCAGGCTGACCATGCCGCCGGCCTGGGTCCAGCGGAAAGCACGATCCGCATTGCCTGCATCCCCATCGCTGGCGGTGCCCACGATCACCTTGCCGTCGGCGCTCACACCAAGCGCGAAGGAAGATACACCGCCGTAGAGCGCACCAAGGCTGGTCATACCGTCGGACTGGGTCCAGCGGAAGGCCCGGGGCAAGTTGCCCGCCGCCCCGTCGTTGGCGGTGCCCACGACCACACTGCCGTCAGCGCTCACACCGTAGGCATAGGAAGTTGTGCCTCCGTTGAGCACGCCAAGGCTGACCATGCCGCCGGATTGGGTCCAGCGGAAGGCCCGGGTTGCGTTGCCTACCGCGCCATCGGCGGAATACCCCACCACGACAGAACCATCGGCACTGACGCCGGACGCTTGAGAATAAAAACCGCCGTTTAGGCTGCCCAAGCTGACCAAACCACCGCCCGAAGTCCACCGAAAAGCCCGATACAAGTTGCCCACCGATCCGTCGGTGACGCCCCCCACCACCACACTGCCGTCAGCGCTGACAGCTGCAGCTTGGGAAGCCGTGCCACCGTTCAAGGTACCGAGGCTGACCATGCCACCGGACGCAGTCCAGAGAAAGGCACGTCGCGCGTTGCCCAATGCGCCATCGTCGGCAGTGCCCACCACTACCGATCCGTTCGCACTGACACCGGACGCTTGGGAAAAGGTACCGCCGTTTAGCTTGCCCAGGTCGACAAGGCTGCCCTGGGCGAAGGCCGCCCCCGTCAGTGGCGTTGCAAAAGCGAGCAGCAGCGCGCAGGACAGGGGCGAAGGGCGAAGGGAAATGGGATAAAAAGCACGGGAGTGGCGCATGACTATCGGTATCTTAAAATCTCATGCCACATGAACTGCCAATCGATGCGTGCATGAAGCGGCTAGCAAACCTGAAATTATGACAAATTGCATTTGCCGCTGTTTAGGTTTTTATTGCCAAAGCAACAACCGACCGCCCCATTCACGATATAAGAAGCCAAACGATCAAGATGGCGCAGAACTAAAAACATGCCCCGCCGACACGCGTTGCCGGTGAAACAATCGCCACACCAATCTTTCACGACGTTTATGACGTGAACGCAACGCCGGAAGATCCTGCAGATAACAAGCGCGAGGATGACAACAGGCTGACTTCCGCCGACAAACCGGGGCACATTCGTGCATACCGGTCAGCGATGCCTAATGCACCGTGCAGGCCATGCCAAGCCTAGAGTATTCAGCTTTCCCATTTAATATCATAGAGTTAATAGAATTTACGGCCTAGTCAAACACGCCCTAAAAATGACGTTTTCGCATCAATATAAACAAACGCTTACAGCGCATATTCAGGGCGATCTGATCGTTCCTTAAAGCGCCACCAGGGCCACCTCAGCCTCCCGCCGCAACACAAGCCCCCGCAGTACCCGGCCACCGGCCTTATTCCACTTGCGCAGTTCGGCGGGCACCTCGCCCCAGGCCTGGGCGTTGACCTTCTTGCGCAGGGTGGAGGCCTGGAGCCGGCCGGCCCCCAGGTTGAAGGCGAAGTCGATCAGGGCCGCCAGGCGGTTCGGGTTGCGAATCCCCGGGCACAGCCGGACAACCGCCGGCAAGTACACGGCGCGGACGTGCCAGAGCAGCAGCGCCTCGGCCCGCTTGGTCGTGATCGGCGCATCCTTCAGGGTGACCCGGGCGCCGTCCTCGTAGTAGGTGGCCCCGTAGCCGATGCTGGGCACGCCGGCCGGGCACAGGTAGGGGCGCAGGAACAGCCCCTCGAAACGCCGGGCCAGGGCGGCCGCCACGGCCACCGGGTCGGGGGTTGTGGGCAGCAAGGCCGCTTGCGGGCCGGGTTCGGCCGCCGGCTGGGGGCCACCGGTCACCCAGGCCGCGGCCCGGGCAAGCAGGGAGGTGTCGAAGCGGCTCATTTGCCGCGCTTGAAGAGGGCCCGGTCGGCCAGGTAAAGGCCCAGGGCGGCGCCGCACAGTTCCCAGCCACGGTCGTCGATGGACCACCAGCCGGTGTAGTTGCCGGTCACCAGCAATACGGCCCAGGTTGCCACGGCCGGGCGGATCAGGCCGTTCCACAGGTCAACGAACCAGATCCCGGTTGCCTGGGTGGTGCCCTTCACTGCGTCGAGCCAGGCTTCGGTCTCGATCTCGCTCACCCGCATCTGCCCCTGGACCTCGATCACCTTTACCCCCAGGTCGGCTTGCAGCCGGATGGCGGCCAGGTTGCGCTCGTGCTGGGCGGCGTCGATCTTCTCCTGCTCCCGCATCAGCTCGATTTCCCGCTTGTGCTCCCGGGCGGCGGTCAGCCAGGCGGCCACCTCACCCCAGATCATGCGGAAGACCGCGCCCCCGAGGAACGAAAACAGTGCGCTGATCATGAGCAGCTTCCTTTCTTGGCAAAGCGGGCCTCGGCCCAGGATTCCATGTGGTAGATCGCCCGGCTGCCCATGTGGCCGCTGATGCCGACGAGGGCGGCGGTGACCAGGGGCTGCATGCCGGCCGCCTCGCACAGCCAGAAGGTGAGCACGCCGGCGAAGGCGCTGGTCATGAGTTCGCCGACCAGCTCCATGAAGTTGAAGGGCCGGGTGTCGCCGGCCTTGCGCTTGCGAATCCAGTTCACGACACCACCCCAGGCGGAGAGAACGGCGATCCAGGCATAGGTCAGCAGGCCGTAGGTGGTCGGGTCCTTTTCCGGCATCACGCCTCCAACTGCCCGCGCAGGGCAGAAATCTGGTTGTCCAGGGCCAGGAGGCGTTCCCGGGCGCCGTCGATGCCGAGCGCTAGTTCGCGCAGCGGCCGGGCCTGCCGGGCTTCCAGCTCGGCGATCTGCTCAAGCAGGGGGGCGTTGTGTTCAGCGCGCTGCTCCCCATCGGTCACGATCAGGGGAAGAGCACAGGCCGGGGCCTCGGCGCGGAGCCGGGCGGCCAGGTCGTCGGTCAGCTCCACCGGCTGGAAGCTGGCACCCTCGGCGGTCGGCAGCGGTACGCCGTCGTCGACGTGGAAGTAGCGCCAGCCGTCGAGGTCGCCCAGGTGGGTGATGGTGCCGGTGTCGGAAAGGTTCGGGTAGGTGAAAGCCCCGATGCGGTCGAGGGGGGCGCAGTAGAAGCGGGTCATGGTTGTGGGCCTCTGGTCAGATCGGCACGCGCTGCATGCTCTTCACGATTGCGGGGAGCGCCGAGAAGCCGGCGTTGCAGGCGCCGTTGGTGTTGTCGCCCATGGCGTAGAGCTTGTTGTCGCTGCTCAGGAAGAAGTGCCGGTAGGTCGTGTCGACGCCGTGGCAGAACAGATCGACGATCTTCTCGTTCGGACCTTCGAGGGTGAAGGGACGGAACGGCGTGAAGCGGCTGCACGTTGCCGCCGTGTCGGCACAGTAGAAGCCGTAGTCCTGGCCAGAGAACCAGAGGTTGCCGTCGGTATCGAGGACGATGAGGTGCTGATGGCTAGCCGCACTGTAGTGCGCCACAACTTTGCTGATTTTCCCGATGAAGGGAGGGTCCTGCACGGTGTTGCCAGACCAGCCGACGACGTTGAATGGGCTGGTCCGGTTGACGGTTGATCCATCGCCAACTGCACCCTGTCCGTTATAGCCCCAGGTGTAGAGGCGGCCGGCGCTGGATACCGCCCAGGAATAGCCGTAATAGCCGCCCGAGCAGCCGACTGAGGTGATGTTTGAGAGCGAGGCGATCTTCGTGAAGCCTGTCCGGCTGGTCGTGTCGCCGACGCCGAGGGCGCCGAAGCCGTTGTAGCCGCAGGCGTACACGTCGCCGTTGGTTAGGCGAGCGATGGTGTGAGTGACGACCGATGGGCTATCGCAGCTTGTGCACCAGACCTCAGCGACGTTGCTGATCCCGGTCACGAGGGAGAAAGCGCTGCGGGCCGTGGTGTCTCCAAGGCCGAGCTGGCCCTGTCTGTTGTCGCCAGCTGCATAAAGCGTACCGTTCGTTGTGCGCAGGAAGACGCTGGCTGCGTTTGAGGCCCCGATGGTGATGCTGGTCACGCCGCTGATCGCGCCGCTGATCGCTGTCGGCGTCGTGCGGTTCGTTGTGTCACCGACGCCGAGCTGGCCGACCGCGTTGTAGCCGCAGGCCCAGACATTCCCCGCGGAATTCAGGAAGAATGCACAAGCGTAGTTCACTGCATTGCGAGAGCCCGCGCAGAAAATCTTGTCGACCGTGATGCCGTTGGTGATGAAGTACTCGATCCGGGTGAAGACCGAACGTGCCGTCGTGTCGCCGTGCCCGAGCTGGCCGGACTGGTTCTGGCCAGAGGAATACACCCAGCCGTTGCTCATGAGCACCCAGGCCGAGCCGTTGGCGATGACGAAATCCTTCACGGTCACGCCGGCGGGGATGGGGACGTTGAACACCGGCTTGCGCGGGATGGCATTCGTGTCGGCCGTCTCGTTGATGCCGAGGGCCATCGCGTAGGTGCGACCCCATCCGAGCAGGGTGTCATCCATCATTCGCACCAGCATGTGCGGATAAACGAGGTCGGCCTGCTGCCGGGTCGGGAAGCCCTTCACCTTGGTGACGGCGGTAGGCGCCAGCTTCGAGCGATCCAGTGAGGCGTCCTGGATCATCGAGGTAGAGAAGGGAGCATCGCCGAACGTGAGGTCGGCCCCTGGCCCCATGCCGAGCAGCACCTTGCCCAGCGGGCCGCGGGCAAGTTTAGAAAGCGACACGCTATTCGAATTGAGCCTGCTACCGTCAGTGCCGCCCTGCGCTGAGCCTGCGGCTTGCGATGCGCTCGCGGCGGCGGACGCAGCGGCATTCGATGCTCCAGTGACCGCCGCGCGCATATCGGAAAGCAGTTTCTCCGGCGTGCTGTCGTCACTGCTGCTGATATTGACCTGAAAGGTTCGGCTCAGGCGCTCATCGAGCTGCTGCACCAGGATCGTCAATCGGTCGAGCGCATCGTTGATGATCTGTGGGAAGAATCCCCCCTGGTTCGTCAAGGTGGCAGGTTGCAGATTCTCCACCCGGCTGGTCAGCGTGATGGTATTGCCGGAAGCGTATGCGGCCACCGTCGTGATCGTGCCGCCGGGGCTGGCATCCTGGTTGGCGTTCAGGCTTACCGTATAGTCAGGCCCCATCGCAAGCAGCGATTCAGCCCCCGCTTCGTTGGCGATGACAACCAGCACATTGCTGGCATGGAAAACCTTGAATGCGAAGGGGAACTGGCGCGTCGAGCCGTTGCAGACGTACGGGCCGGCCTTGCGGTTGGTGGATGAAATCGACATGCGGAGTGCTCCTGGGGGCTAGCGCGAAGGCTATCCCCCGGGAGCAAAGGCACGGGCACGGGCACGGGCACCGCTAGCGCTTCTCCTGGAATCCGAACACCACAGCGGCTAGGTTGCTGGTCTTTCCTTCCTTGATAGCCTGGATGCCTGTCACGGTGCGGTTGACCTGCGCACTGGGCAGGCCGGACAGGTCGCCCACCATATTGACGGCCGCCTTGCGGAAGGCATCGTCGAACTCACCCTGGTGCGCCTGATGCAAGAACTTGCCAGCGTCAGGAATTACGCGCAGGCCTGCCGGCCCTTGGTATCCCATGTAATTACCAGTCAGCGCTGCCTTGCCGGCATCTGCGAATTCGCGTACCAAAACCATGAGGCCCATCAAGTAATCAAGTTGAGCAGCCACAAGTTTACCGGCGAGCTTTTCCAGGTCGTCGTCGTCACCTGAATCACCTGGGGTAAGTACGGCATTGAGCGCGTAGCCCAGCACGACTGGTACGACGTAGAGCATGGCGTAATCCACCGCCAACTTCGCGCGCTTGGCTGGTGTGTTTGCGCTCATGGTCTGCGCCACGCCGATGTTCAGGGCGGTATTCATGAAGGAGTAGAACACCGTGAACAGCTTCATGTAGCTGCTACGTTCCATCGCCGACTGGTCTTTTACCTGCCCACCACCCTGGGCGTCGATTACTGCCTGATCGGCCAGTGCGATGGCACGGTGTTCTTCGTTGCCATCGGAAATGGCCTTTTCATAGGCGCCCCACCAGGTCGGGACATCGACCATCTGCTGACAGCGCATCATCAAAAAGTAGGCGTTGCGCCCGATGAAGTCATCTACCTTCCCAATTCCGCCGCCGATGTTCTGAACCTGGTTGCGCAGTTCATTGAGTTCGCGGAAACGGGTGCGTGCCCGGTTGGCCATGAAGTCAGACATTTCATTGACCTGCCGGGTGAGGTCAATCGGGTGTGCAATGTACTTTGCGATGCCACGCCCGACCCACTGTGCGCCCACTCGCGTGATGGACTGCGTGATACCTAGCGGTTGCATGAGCGCGCTCATGACGTTGAATCCTAGGCCCGAGGCGCTGACCCCTTGGCGCAAGCGTGCCAGTGCGTTGAAGCCAGCGTCGGCGATGCCTTTGTCCCCCTCGGCGATGTCGGCCACCCAGGTCTTCAACTGCTGCTTGACCTCGGGGCCATAGTGCTCGCGGATGGCCCGGTCGATGGTGTGCGAGCGCAGCAGCCGGTTAGCATCGATCAACCACTCGTGCCAGGCCAGGTCGTGGATCACGTCATTGACGCCCGAGTACAGGCCGGACAGGGTATAGAGTAGTGGGCGCCCGGCTACCTCATCGACCCGTGCCTTGGTGAAGCTGCGCCGCGTGGTGGCCGTGGTGTAGGCCCCCTGCAACTGCCGCTTGGCGCCTTCTGCGTCGGTGTGTTCCTCGGCGCGCTGGCTGGCGGCCGGGTCGTACTTGATGGGGTAGTAGCCGCCGCGCAGTTGTACCGTCTGGCCGTTCGCCGTGGTCACGGCGAAGGGGTGGGGCTCGACCCACTCGGGCTCCTTGCCATAGACGCGCCGCTCTTTCTCGGCGATCTGTGACCGGTAACTCTCGAAGTGGTCCCACACGGCCTGTACCGCATGCCACTCCTGGGCGGTCAGTGCTTGCAGCACCGGGGCGACCTGCTGAAGCGTCCAGCCTTCGCCGCCCAGCAGGCGTTGCCTGTTGCCCTCGTTGCCCATGTTCAGGGCGATGGCAATCCGCGCCTCGCGATTCAGGCTGCGCCCGATGCTAGGGAAAAACTGTCCCGCGCCCCCCATCCGCCCCAGCTTGAACACCGGCGCAAGGATTGCCGACAGCTTGGCCGTGGCCTCGGCCCGCATCGTCGTTTCCTGGTCGCCGCGCGCGTTGGCGCTACGCACGAAGTATTCCCACATGGGGCCGCCGTCCTTGCCGCCGTCGAGGACGCGCGCCCAGGTGGCGGCCTTGATATGCGCAGCCCCGATGCTCTTGAGCCACCGCGCGGCACGGCCCATGTTCGTGGTCGGCGTGCGGGTGTCGGCCTCGCGCCCCTGGGCGTGCGTGTGAATGCTGCCAGCGATTTCGTCACGAACCGCCTCATAGGCGCGCTGGTCAGCGGCCGTCAGCAGCTTGTGTTTCAAGCGGCCCAGGTGCTCGATTTGGCGCACGGTATCGACGAGCCCCTGGAATTCCTCGACGGTCAGGTTCTTGTAGGAGGTGCGGAATGCCTCGTTGAGGAGGTCGGCGGGAATTTCCGGCTCCATGCCTTGCTCGCGCTGAGATTCCGCCCAAGCGGCCAGGGAGGTGCGCTTGTCGATGGCCTTGAGGCTTTGCCCCTTGCGCAGGTCGAAGCGGTCCAGTACGGCAGCGACCTGGTCGGCATAGTCGGCGTCCAGGCCCTTGATGTCGCCCTCGAACTTCTTGAGGTAGCGCAGCCCCTTATCCACGGCGTCCTGGGCATCGTAGGCAGCCCGGGTGGCATAGCCCTGGATCAACTGGTTGCGCTTCTCGGCCGCTGCCGTGGCGAGGTCGCCCGCCTTACTGGCCTTCTCGGCGGCCTTGGCGGCACGGGCTTCCGCGCTGGCGTACTGGCCGGGCCGGATGTCGCGTACCTTGAGGCGGGCAATTAGCGCCCGGGCGTACTCCTTGGCGGCGCTGGTCAGCACTTTGCGCTGGCCGGTGGCCTTCGCCAGGGCGTTGGCTTCGGTCGCCACGAAGCGCGCCCGGGCGTCGTTGTGAATGGCCCGGTCGGCAGCCTTCTCGATGGCTTCGGCGCTCGTCAGGTCGCCGTACTGCTCGAGCATGCGCACGTCGGTAAGCGCCTCGATTTCTTCACCGCGTTTCGGCGCGGCGAGAAGTTCGCGCACCAATTCGTCGCCCGACGTGAAGCCGAACAGGTCGGCAACGAGGTCAGGGTGCATCCCTTCACTGGCAGCGAGGCCATTTTTTCCGGTCGGCAAGTAGCGCCAGATGGCGTTTTCATCCTCGCCGTACATCTCCTTGAGGGCTGGCAGCGCCAGCTTGGCGCCGTCGAGGTTGGCCTGTTCCGCCCCGCGGCGAACGTTCTGCGGAGCGTCCGCCGGCAGTTCCAGTTCCCCGTACCGCAGGAAGCGGTCCGCCCGATAGATCGGTCGTCCATTCACTTCTTCGGCCACCTGGCGGCGCACATCGGCGCGCCGGGTCTTGGCCTCTGCTTGTAGCTGCTTGATGATGCGGCCCCGGGCGTTGTGCAGCCACTGCATGTCGCGCAACCCGCGCGCCTGCAAATCCTGGATGGCCTCGTTGGTGGCATCCACGCCCAGCGCCTGGTAGGCGGCGAATTCCTCAGACGTCATGCCGGCCTGCTCAGCGGTGGCGAACAGCGGCATCATGCTGCGGCCGCTTTCGGCCAGAGCGATCTCTTCATTGCAGGCCAGCATGCGGTCGAATACCCCCCGTACCTCGTCGGTCAGCTCGACGTTGAGGTTTTTCAGGTCGCGGTAGACGTTCAGCAGCCAGGCGCGGAAGCGCTGGAAAAGCCCTTGCATCTCGATGCTCGGGGCCTTGCCCTCGAACAGGTACGCCTCGAAGCCGCGCGCGAACTGCTCGTGGTAGGCGCGCTTTTCCTCGAAGTCGAGGTTGTGCCACGCGTCCAAGGAAGGGACGCCGAACCAGGCGAGCACCGCCTGCATGTCCTGCTTGATGCTGTCCGGTGCGTCGGCGCTGGCGGCGAGGTCGGCCTGTACTTCCAGGAAGAAGTGGCCGGACTCATGCAGAAAGGTCGAGAGGTCGGCGTTTTTGAGCAGGGAAATCGAGAGCGTCGCCGGGTCGAAGGCACCGCGCGCGGTTTGCTCCAGGATGCGCAGATTGAGACCGTCCGCCGAACCTGCTACATTGATGCCAGATGGCTCGGGGCCTATAGCTTCGGTCTGGTGCTCCCCGGTTGCGCCCTGGTGTTCCGCAGCCGGAGTCTCCCCCGGTATTGAGGGGCCTCGAGCCTGAACACCCCCCTCCTGAAAATACTCGTTCCCCGGCAAGGCGTGGTTGTAGTACAGCTTGCCGTCCGCGTGTTCCTCTACGTTCACCTCGACCGTCACTGGCTTGCCGTCAACGAGCACGCTCCCCCGCAGCCAGTGGTACCGCTTGATGTTGGGGTGGGTTTCCGCGTGGCGGTTTTCCTGGGTGCGTACCAGTTCTCCGCTTGCCAGTAGATCGGGCAGCGCCGCAAAAAGGCGCAGCTTGAGCGGGTTGGCGCTTGAGGAAAGCGCTTTTTTCAAGCCCCGCTTGGTGAATGCAATCTCCCCAAGGCCTGGGTGGCGGACGACCTTTCCGGCTAGGTGCTGGGCGTAGTAGTCCTTCGCCGCGGCGCGAATATCCTGAATAGCAGCATCAGGGGCCGCCACTTCGGCGCCATCCAGTTGCACGATGGGCGGTGCCTGCTCGAACCGAGGGCCGTCGAGGCGCTCGGCGGCGATTTTGAGCGGGTAGCGCTGGAACAGATCCTCGGGCGTAATGCCCAGCTTGGCCGCCTGCACCGCGAAGAAGTTGCCGACCATGGACGCGTAGGCGTCATTCACCTGCGGGACGAAGCGCGCGGCCGCGTCGAGTTGCGCCTTGATGTTGGCGCGCACAGCCTGGGCGGATTGCTTGAAGGCATCGTCGCCTTGCTGTTCGGCCAGGGTGCGCTCGACCTCGGTGCGCAGTTCCTCGGCGTGGCTCTGCAGGTACTGCTGCGCCTCGGCCCGGCTGAACCCTTCCGGATCGGTCTTGAGATGATCGAGCAGGCCCTGGGCGTACTCGGTCGGTGCGATGCGGGCGGTGTATTCGGCCACCGGGATGGCGATCTGCCCGCCCGTTTGCACGGCCTCGGCCAGTTGGGCCGCGACGGCCGGCGACACGGCGGCCACCTGCTCGGCCACGCCGGACTGCATGAGCGTGTTGGCGTCGATGAACACCTGCTGCACCGGCCCGTTTTCCGCCGCCTGGGTGACGAACTGCTCGAAGGTTTCAGGATCGCGTTGCAGCACCTTGCTGGCCGCGGCCATTTCGTTGAGGTGCCCCAGCAGCTCGGCGCCCTGACCGGCCTGCTCTGCTTGCCGCGCCCGCCCGGCGGCGCCGGCAAACGCCCCGCCCGTCAGCCCGCCCACGAAGAGGCCCTGCAACATGCTCTCCAGCACGCCATCGGCCAGGCTCTGCTCGGGGTTGGCGTTGGCCTGGGTGGCGATGTTCTGGGCAAGCTGTTCGCCGCCGCTCTGCAAGAACTCGACGCCGGCCTCGTTACCCGCACCTTTGGCAATGCGCGGCAGCAGGCTGCCCCCTTCGCCAATGATCTTGCCCAGGAATCGGCCGCCGATAGCGTTGGTGAGCGCATCCACGGCGCCCGCGCCAAGGCCTGCCTGCTCGCCGGCGCGAGCGGCCAGGAAGATGCGGGCGGCGTTGGGGTCGTACCCTTGGGCCACCAGCTTCTGGTATTCGGGGGAGGCTGCCAGCTTGTCGATCGGCATCGCCTCGATGTCGTTCTGCGTCTGGAGCGCCTGCTGCGCGTAGCCGATGGCCCCCTCGGAGGCGGCCCCGAACTTGGTCGCCATGTTGGTGGCCGCGGCTACTGCCGCCTCGCGGGCGGCCTCGGGCGCCAGGCCGGCGGCCAGGGCCTGCTTTTCCGCCTGAACCGCCGCGCCGCGGGTCAGGTAGGTGGTCAATGCCAGGGCTGCCGTGGTCGGCAGGGAGCGGATGGCGTCGCCCACGACCTTGACCGGGGACAGGTAGGCGGCCTCGCCGGTGTCGGCGGTGGCGTATTTCAGGTTCCCGTAGGTGGCCTTGGCCCCGGGCGAAATGTCCTGCATGTTCTGCGCAGCAGCCTGGGTACGCCCTCGGGCGAAGCGGGACAGCGCCATGGCCGGGCTTTGCTCGCGCATCCGCGCCAGTTTGTCCGGGTCGTTGCGGTACAGGACGGCGGCATCCGAATCGCTCAGGGTGAAAGGGTTGAGCGAATCGAGCAGCTTGGCGCCGGCGCCGGCTAGGTCGTTGAGGCCGGCCATGGCTGATCCGCCAAGGAACGAAAGGGCATTTTCGATGCTGCTCATGTTGTCCACGTCGTCGTGGGCGATTTTGGCCCGTTCCACGTCAGCCAGCAGGGCGGCGGTGGCCGGCGAGGTTTGTGCCAGGGAATCGAAGTCGATGGTCATCACCGCAGCCTGCCGCTTCATCTCTTTTGGCATGGCGAACACGGTCGTTACTGGGACTCCGGTACGCCGGGCGACGCGCTGCGCTTCGGCATAGGCATCGGGATTAGTATCGGCGGCAACCGAGAAGCCAACGCGAGCGGCTTGACCCTGGTCAGGCTGCATGGCGGCGATTACGGCAGCGTCGAATTCGTTGCTCATTTGCGGGTGACCTTCATATTCCAGTAGGCGGCGAGGAGCTGGGCGTCGGTCGGTGCGTCGATACCCTGGCGTTTGTATGCGGCCTTGATGCTGTCACGCGCGGTGGGCGGTATGTCGCCGGCCTTCATCGTCAGCATCGTGCCGGACGAATTGGAGAACAAGCCACGGAATGTGACGTTGTGCGCGAACAGCGCATCGATGTGCTGCGCTACTTCGGCGTCTTCGGTGAACTTCTTCCCAGCCTCGCGCTGGGCGGCAATGAAGTACTGATCGACAAAGTGCCGGATAGCGCCGATGCGGGACGCGTCGCTGCCGCCGTCGTCCTTGGGCGTCGGATCGATATTCAGCATGCGCAGGCGCGCATCAAGGGACTGCTTGATGGCCTGGCTGTTGATGTCGCCAGGTCCGTTACCACCTGGCGCCGCGCCGGTCAGCTTGGCGCGCTCGTTGCTGAAATGCTTAAAGTCCGCCTCGGACAGCTCCCGGCGTAGGGCGAAGAACTCGTTGTCGCTCATGCGGGCCAGCGCATCGGGGTTGCTGGTCAGCTTGTTGTAGAGCCATGTATTGGTGGAATCATCACCCTTGCTGATCTTCTGCGCGAATCCGAGAAGGTTGTCCACCTCCTTTGGTGGCACGGCGGCGCGAACACTGGCCGGCAGATCGGAAAATCGCCCGCCGTTCTGGATGACGCCGCGCATGGCCGTAGCCACCGCATCGTCGTCGCGTTGCTTGATGGCGGCCGTCTGCTCGGTGAAGAGACGACTGGCTTCCTCCCGGGCGATCTTGTAGCGGGCCGGGTTGTCCGCCAGGCGAGGGTCGGCGCGCAGCTGGTCGTCGATCTCCTGGAAGGTCGGGCGCTGCGGCTGCCCCTGGCCGGCCTCATAAGCCGCCATGTTCTTGGCGACGTAATCGCGGGTTTCCTTGGGCAGGTGGCTGCGCCAATCTTTCGGGTCGCCCTGGCCGTCGTAGAGCGCGCCGCGGAAGTTCGGGTCGTTCTTGGCGAGTTCGGCGGCTTTCACCGCCTTCGCCAGCCTCCCGGGCCCGGCGTTGTATGCGGCATAGGATTTAGCTAGATCGCCACCGGTGTCCTGCAGCTGTTTCTGGAAGTAGGCTAGGCCGAGCGCCCGGTTGTAGGCCGGATCGGTCTTGTAGCGGTTCTCGTCCCACGGTAGGCCGGCGAGCTTGGCCGCCTCGGGCGCGGTGTCGGGCATGACCTGGGCGATACCGACAGCCCCCTTGGGCGAAGTCAGCGGCTTGCCGTCTGTGCCGAATTGGCGGTTGTTCGATTCGGTACCCACGAGAATTTTGAAGGCACGCTCAACTTCACCGATCTGGATGCGCGGTTGCATCTGGCGCATGACCTCACTGGCGGCTCCTACGCCGATGCGGACGTCCATCTCCTTTGTGATGTGGCCTCGCACCGCTAGGATGTCGTTGCCGTCCATCTGCCCGGAATACTTCTTGAGATAGGCGTCGGCGTAGGCTGGATCGTTTTGTTCGAGGGCCGTCAGCAGCGCGACCTTGTGCGCGCCACTGGTCATGCTGCGGGCTTGCGCCTCCTGCCATTCGGCCGACTTGCCGAGCAACTGCGCCTGCCGGTAGGTTTCCGTGCGAATTCGCTCCACGGCGGAATCCACCGCGGCGGGGTTGTTCCAATTCAGTTCGATGTCGCGCAGGGCCGTGCGCTGGATGCCTTCGGCGACGGACAGGCCGTAGGTCTTGAACTCGCCGGCCTCGTGCTGGAGCGCCTGCCCGCGAAACGATGTGAGGATGTCGTTCGAGTGCATGGCGAACGCCTGGCGCTGGGTGTCGTTGCCCAGGGTTCCGGCGATCCGAGAAAGCTGATCCTTGAGGTTGTCGCCGTACTCGTCGGCCAGGGGCTTACCGTCCGGACGCTCAAGGGCGTTGATACCTTTCAGGTTGGTGAAGCCGCTGTCTTTATCGTAGGTCAGGCGTAGCGCAGCTTCCTTAGCCTGGTTCAACGCGTCGTCTACCCGCAGCTGGTTGGCCTGCTGGGCGACGTCATTGGCTACCTGGCCGATCGTGCTGCCAAGGCGTTGCGCAGCCTCTCCCATCTGCTGCATCTGCCGCCCGGCAATGTCAGGCATGGCCGGCGCATCGAGGCGCGCCTGGGGAAGGTTCGTCGGGGCGACCTGGAAGGAGTCGTAGGTTGGGACGCGGGGCATGGCGATACTCGCTTAATTGAAGGCGCCGGCTTTGCTCAGGGCGTACCAGTTTTGCGCCACGCTGCCGGCGCTGCCCAGGAGCGATGCCGTTGCCGCGGAGCCGGCGCTGGTCCCGTCTGCCGTTGCCCGCTTGATCAGCGCATCGTTCTGGTAGCTGGCGCCCTGGGTCCGGTATCCCCAGGCGCTGCGCACGGCATTGGAGTTGACGGTGTTGGCATCGATCTCCTTCATGATGTCGGTCGAGGCCTGCACTTCGGCCGCGTTGCCGACGCCAAGGTCAATGCCATTGGCTGCCATGGCGGCCCGCTGCCCGCTCTTGACCTGGCCGGCCTTGAGGGTGAGCGCCCCAATCTGCCTTTCGCCCTGGGCGAGGGCCGACTGCGCACCGAGCTCGGCGATGCGGGCGTTGATCCCCGCAATGTCGGCCTGGAACTGCAATGCCGATTTCTGGCTTTTGGCGGCGGAGTACGCCCCCATGGCACCGGTCAGCGCGCCGCCGATTGCCATCGCCAGGCCGGCGTAGCCGAAGCCAGAGGACATGCCCCCGCCTGTTGCGGCTGTGGGTACGGAGGATGCACCGGACCCGGCGAAACCCATTGCGTTGTAGGTGGTGTCGCCGGCTAGCAGGCTAGGCTCCGGCCCCCAGATGTTCGGATTGTAGAAACCAGCCATACCGGATGCTCCAGTGTAATGGCCGAATCATCCTGCACGGGATCGCGGACACGGGCACCGCTATCCGCCCAGGGCGACTTCCAAGGTCAGAGATACGATAGTCAGCGGCAGGGGGTCTGACTGGCGGATGAATACTTCCCCGGAGTCGGACCATGTGGGGGTCAGCATGAGCTGAATTTCCTCTGACTTGAGTGCGGGCGGAGACCCGTAGGGTTCGGTGGTGCGTTGCTTGGCTTCGACCAAAGCGGCAGCATTCGGGCCGACAAAGATTCCCGATGAGCGATACACCCGCAGCCAAGCCTTGCTGACATTCTTGTAGCGCCCCTGGCCGAAGCTGCTGTCGATCTGCATTGCCAAGGGGAGTGTTTGCAGGTCGGCCGTGATAGGCAGGCCGATCTGCACCTTGCTCGTCGCTTGTTCCAGCGTGACGGCCCCGCCGACAACAACGCGTTGCGGATGCACGGCCCCATCGGCGAGGATGCTGACCGTCTTGCCTTCAAGATGGTTCAACCCGGAGATGACCGTGGCCGGCGCGTCTGCATAGGTGAGGCCGGAATCCACGAAAAAGGCGTCTTCCGGATTTGTAAACAACCGGGAGGCGAGGCGTTCGACGTAGCGCACCGAGTTGCCGTTGATGGTGCGGCGAACCACGGTGTAAAGCACGTCCTCCCCACCCTCGGCGACGACAGCACAGGACTCGAAGACCCCGTCGGTATCGTGCTGGTGCCATGCGCCGATCTGCTGCTCCGGGACGTAGGTCAGGCCAAGCAGCTTTCCGGAGGTGGAGACGAACCAGACGATGGGCTGGGGGGCCTTGGCGTAGGCCATGTCCACCACGTCGAAGGTGTCGAACAAATGGACGGCGCGTAAGGACAGATCGCCGGTCACGAAGCCGTTGGCCTGCCAAGAGTAAGCCAGTTCGCGAACGTGGCCGCCCCGGGCGGCACCGTAGATGAGGGTGTTGTTGATGACGACCGGCTGGACGTTCGATGCACCCACGTAAGATTGTGGGCGCACGCTGATGGTGGTTGGCGTGATGGCGTCGGAGTTGACCGACGACACCCGCCACTCGGCCGACGAGGTGAGCAATAGCAACTGGGTGAGCGGAACGATGTGTCGGATGGTGTTCGCCTCCCGAGCAGCTACTCGAAACTTGATGCGGTCGTCGTCCCGAGTCGGCAGCGAGAAACTCATGTTGTTCTCGGTGCCGCTCTTTGTCATCCAGATGCTTTGGGGCTGGTTGATCGTTCCGGCGAAGGCCCGTCGTTGCTCGAAATAGGACACAGCGCCCGGGAAGTTGAGCCCCGACAGGGTAGCCGGGCCGAAGGCTGCGCCCGAGCCGCCGGCTGCGTTCGAGATGGCAATGGTCGGGTTGGTGTAGTTGGAACCAGTGGAGACAACTTGCACGCCAGTAATGACCCCATTCGACACGATGGGGGACAGCACTGCGCCGCTCCCCGTGCTGTCGCTGACGGAAAGCGTGGGAACCTGCCGCGTGGCCGGGGCAATGGTTGCGGCTAGGACTGCACCGTACCCTGTGCTATCGCTGATGGAGAACACTGGGTTGGTGTAGCCGCTGCCGCCGTTCGTCACAGCGACATCACTGATAGATCCGCCGGCCTGCGTGACGCTGAATGTAGCCCCTTTCCCGTAGGGGTCACTGACCTGAACCGTCGGTGAGGTGTAGCCGCTTCCGCCATTAGTGACCGTGATTGACGTGATGTCGCCGCCGACAGCCGCACTTCCGTAACCCGTACCGCCAAATGCCACAGAAACGGCTGAAATCCCGTTCTGCATAAAAACCGATTCGTAGGTGGGAGGGGTCTTGCTAAGATCGGGCCCGATGTTGTCGTCGATGATGGATAGGCCTGAGGTCTGACCAAGATAACCATAGATACCGCCTTGCATCTTGTAGACGTTGTAGAGCGAGGCGCCCGGCACCGCCACCCATGCGATGGTGTTGTAGTTCCCGCTGGTATAGACGTTGTTGGTGCAGAGGGCTGGGGTTGAGGCGGCTGACTCAGTGATGCCATCCGCTGCCACCGCGGTTACCACGTAGGAATACTTGAGGGAGCCCGAGCCGGTTGGGGTAGCCTTCGGGCTTGTCGGCGGTGTAATGGCCGGGGTGAAGAGGATGGTGGAAAGCTGCCAATTGGTCGCCCCCTGGCGGCGCAACTCGGCGGGAGCGTAGTTGGGGTGAACAAGGGTCAGCACATCGGCCGACTGAACGTAGTGGATGTCAAACAGGTCGGCTTCGGCGTAGGGATTGGCGACCTCGTATGGGGTTCCGCCATCCAGCAGCGTGGCTCCCTGAGTGTGAAAGCGGAAATAGCCGGGCCCGACTTCGATGACCATGGTCTGACTGGTCGAATATGTGAAGGGGATCAGACGAACTCGCTTGCTCGAATCCTTAACCGCACGCACGAACTGGAAGCCGGGGCGGTTCTCGGCAGGCCCCTGGGGCTTGGCGATGAAGTTGCGCAGCTTGGCGGCGCCGGCTTGGTATTTGGCATCGTCGATCCGCCCGAACATCTCAGGGGAAACCTCGCCACCAGCGAAGGAACGCTGTAGGGTGCGGATGTTCGCCATCTCAGCGCCCCGATACCCACGGAACGAACTGGCCTGGCTTGGCCTTGCGCTGGTTGGCGTCGGACTCGATAGCCTTGCTCAGGTAGGCCTGCACCATGCCGGCGCAGCGCTTAGCTTCGGCGGCCCCGGCGTCTCCCTTGATGATCGGCCCGGCGATCATCGCCGCCAGGTGCCAGGACAGCGCCACGGTGAATAGCGGTGAAAACATGGTGGTGTCCGTGACAACCACGGTGTAGCGCAACACAGCGTTCGCCTGGTCGGTGTAGATCACCTGGCGTCCGAGTTCGTCGGTCTCGCAAGAGAACGGCTGGGGGGAATAGCACCCGGCACCGGGTACGTAATAGTCATCTGCCGCATCGGGTGGCAGTACAGCCAGGATGTTCAATGTGTTCGCCGGCTGGGCATAGCAGTAATCCCACTCCGGCCATGTGCTGCCGAGCTGGGCCAGTTGGATACGCCGGGTGGCAAACCCCCAGGTGTGCATCTCAAGCAGCGCGTCCCGGGCGACCGGGTAGAAGCGCGCGCAATGAACAGCCTGGGCGGACTGTTCGTCGAAGCTGGAAATGCTGGCGGTGTCGCCGAGGTGGCTCAGCGCCAGGTTGGCGATGTCGATTTCGGATGCCATGGGGTTACCCCTGGAAAAACGGGGGCACGTGGCCCCCGTTGTCGCTACTTCCCCGCGAGGGGGTGTTAAACCAGGTCGGTGCCTTCGCCGGCGTCCGCACCGTCCGGGCCGGCGGGGTTAGCGGGGGCTAGGGCGCCCTTCTTGCCCTTCGTGCCGGCCTCGGTGACCGGCACGAACCAGGACGCCTTTTCGCCGTCGGGCACGTCGAACTCTTCCGAGTCGGTCCCGGGGACATGCAGGCCGTGGTAGAAGCCGGTGTTGATCGCGCGTACTCGCATGGCGGCTCCCTATCAGGCGACGGTGAAGCCGGACGGCCGCGCAATGTTGCGCTGGATGGTGTTGCTGACGTAGGCGGTGAATTTGCCCGCCGTCAGCGCCGCGGTGCCGACGCGCCAGGTGACACGGAAGTAACGGCGCAGGCCGGCGGGCGGCTGCGTCTGCAGCAGGACGGCGCCGATGGTCAGGTTCGCCACGGGGACCACCGGGCCGGCCAATACGTCGGCGAAGGTCGTTCCGTCGGCGGAGTCCTGCAGCACGGCTTGCACGGTGGCACTGCCGCCGGAGGTGGCGGCGGTATCGACGGCGGCGTTGATCCACAGGTTCTCGCCGGTCATCGAGATGTCGGACGAGTTGGCCGAGCCGCTGTCGTAGGTGTTGGTGCTGGCAGTGTCACCGGTGGCGGTGACGGTTTGCGCCGCGGCCAGCTTGGTGGATTGATCGAGCATGCCCATTTCGTTCTCCCTGGGTTAGACCACGCGGGCCTCGGTGGAAAGGATCTGATCAACGGTCAGCACCGGGACACCCATGAACTTGAGCTGACCGCCCTGGATGCCCGTACCTTGGCCGGCAACCGAGGCCGCCGACACGTTGCCGTACTGATTGACGGCCTCGGTGAAGGACAGGGCGTTCTGCGACTTGTCCAGGGCGCCGATGGACAGCATCTCCTTGACGGTGCGGGAGGCCAGGAACATGGGGGTACCCATGCCCATGGAGGGAATGCGGGCCAGGGCCTTGATCATCAGCTTGTTGATCCAGGTGGCGGCGGTGATGGCCTGGGTGCCGCTCTGGCCCACCAGGTCGGACACCTTGATGTTGGCGATGCGCACCGCGTAGCGCCAATCCTTGACGTGCAGGCCGAACTTCCACTTCCACAGTTCGGCATAGGCGCGGAAGCGATCGTTGTTTTCGTCGAAGGCGTCGATTTCGCCCAGGTCCTGCTGGGTCAGGCCGGCCTGGGAGCCCCTCGGGTAGATGCCGGCGACGGTGTTTTCCGACGCGACGATCAGCCACACCGAGGTGTTGTCGTTGCCGGTGCCGCCGGCGTCGATGATGTTGGCGCCGGATTGGGCCGCCAGCGCGTTGTAGCGCGGGGTCAGGCCGAGCACCCCATCGGGGTTGGTGGAAGTGTCGCCGTAGATAAGCTGCTGCGCGAAGGTCTGGTTCATCGCTTCGATGAACGCCAGGCCTTCGGACAGGCGGAACGCAGCGGTGTTGCCGTTCAGGTCGGCCAGGTCCTTGTCGATCTCGTTGCGGCCTTCGGCCATGGCGCACACGTCCTCGATGGTCGCCCGGCCGGACTTGCTGGCCTTGACGCCCTTGTAGAAGCTGCGCAGTTGCACGGCGGGCAGGCCGGAACGGACGACGCCCTTGTGACCGGTGGGCAGGTTGCCCTCGAAAAACGGCAGGTAGCTGATGATCTCGTTCGACTGGTTGAGCAATTCGGCGACGACGGCAACCTTGCCATCGGGGCCGAACGATTTGGCAACGTCGATGAGGGTGTTACGCCCCGAAACGGTGGGAAGAGTGGCCATGCTGGATTACCTCACTTGGTGGATTTGTCGTAGAGGACGGACGCCGCGTCCCGTTGCCTCGCGGGCGCACGGCCGTCGACGAAGGTGTCCTCACTGATTGCCTTTCCGGCACGGACCATGAAGCGGATGACTTCGGGGTGGTTGCCCAGGCCGGATTCGTTGAGCAGCGTGCGCAGTTCGGGGGTGCCGAATTTGTCCAAGGCGGTGCGGGCAACGCCCAGGCTCTCCGTCAGCTTGTCGCCGCCGAATTCCTTGTCGGTCTTGGCGTCGTCGCCCCACTTCGTGCGGATGGCCTGGAACTGCTCTTGCTGACGGGCCTCAAGGGTGGGCGCCACCTTGTCGAGCAGCTTTTGCGCGGCGTCCTGGGTCAGGTTGAGCTCCTTGGCAACTTCGGAGTAGGCCTCGATCACCTTGGGGTCGAACTCCCGACCTTCGGGGGCGGCGAACTCGTACTTCTCCGGCGCGCCCTGGGGTGCGTCCTGCTCACCGTCGGCCTTGGTGCCTTCGGTAGCGGGGGACTCGGCCGCCGGCTGCGGCGCCGTCTGCTCACCGGTGGCGGTCTGCTGGCCTTCGGTCTGCGGAGCGGCGGCCTGCGACGGGTCGGCTACTTGGTTTCCTCCGCATTCCGTCATCAGCGTTTCAGTGGTCATGCCTTGCTCTCCTTGAGCATTTCGGTGTAACGGTCAGGGCAGTGCGCGGTGACTTGAGCCAACAGCCTCAACCCCTCGTTGCGCGTACCTTCGTTGAAGGCCATGGTCAGCGCGTTGGTGTTGAAGGAGAGACGCCACACGCCTGCCCGTTCCAACAGCCGGGCCACGAAACGGCGGCCGCGCTTGTTGTTCATGAGCCACTTCAAGTCATCGATCTCGATCTGCAAGGCCAGGCGGGCGTGGTCCTCGGCAATCGCCTGGGCGCACTCCTGGCTTCGGGTATCGAGAGGGTCGAACGTGCTCATGGACGCACGATAGGCGTCGGATGCTGAGGTACGGGCACCATGAAAATGGCCACCCGAAGGTGGCCGTGCGCCGAGGGGATGATTCCGTTGCCGTTAATCCGATCCGCTGCCGTAGAGCACCTCGGCAGCGTTGCGCAGCACCCCCTGTACCGTCACGCCGAGGTCGGTGATCTGTAGGGACAGGCTCACATCGGCGTCTTTGTCGTCGCCGTCGCGCTCCAGGGACTCGGTGGCGGACGTGACAACGGCCTTGGCCTGCAGGGATACCTGGGTACCGGCCTTGAGCGCCTTGGAGATGCCCAGGGCCTCGCACTGCTCCTCGTTCAGGTACAGACACAGGCCACCCGGGTAGTTCGGCGGTGTGTAGTCGGAGAGGCCCGCATCGCCGGCCTCGCGCTTCATGTCGATCAACTTTCCCATCTCGGTGATCCTTTAGCTTGTGTAGCCGCTGAAAGCGCGGGTAACGTCGGTGAGGGCATTGGGTTCGCCGGTCTTGGCGGCGGCGAGCTTCTGCGCAGTGTCAGCGCCCTGGTTCATCAGGGCTGCCTGCTGGGCCTGTTGCGCCTGCTGGGCGCGCTGCTGGCGGAGGGCCTGCACCTGGTCGGCCGGTACGATGATCTGCGGGTCGAGTCCCAGCGAGTCGGCATAGATGTCGGCCCACTTATCGGCGTCGAACTTGTCGAGCACGTCCGGCTTGAAGCCCGCCACGGCGCCAAGGTTGCCGACGAAACGGTCGATACTGTTGGTGCCCACGGCGCGCTGGGCCTGGGCCAGCATGCTGACCAGGTCGACGTTGATGTCGTGGCCCTGCAGCTCGTCAGGCGGGGGCGGGACGATGCCGGCCGCCATGATCTGATCGAAGGTCATCTCGATCAGGGGGTCGAGCAGCTCGTTTTGCAGCCGCTCGAGCACCGGCCCCAGCATGAGCAGCTTTTCCTCGTGGCGCTCGGCTACCTCGGTGGCGGTCATGCGGGCGTCGGACTGGTTGGCCAGCATGAGGAACAGATCCGCGTAGAAGGCGCCATCGATGCGCCCACGCACGTCCTTGATGTCGGCCAGTAGGTGCGACAGGTCGATGTTCACTTCGAACGCGGTACGGATGCCAGCGCCGGGCCCGGTCGCATCCACGTAGCTGATGCCGCCGGGCAGCGTTTCCACGTCATGGTTCTTCATGCTGGTGGGCACCTGCAGCGGCGGGTTGGTCTTGTAGTCGATGCCCTGGGCCTTGCGCAGTTGTTCATGCTGCAACTGCTTGATGTCCCCAAGGGCTTCCATGCCCGGGGAGTTGCCGTAGATGTCGCCGCCGGCCGTGGCCCAACGCGGGCACAAGGCGGGGAAACGTTTGAACCCTGATTCGCGCAGGAACGTGCGGGCATCGCCGCCCAGCTCGAAATAAACGGAGCGCCAGGCCATGTTCTGGCTGTCGTGCTTGCCCGGATCGCGGTCGCCGCGCGGCTCGATGGCATGGACGATCGTCACCCAGGCGTCGAGGGTGCCGCGGTCGTACAAACTCTTGACGGTGGAGCTCACCTTGTCGATGCCGAACTCGGCGACAACCTCATGGACGGTTTTCTGGAACTCGCGGTAAAGGGTGGTGACTTCGCCTTTCCAGTTGGTGGCGATGGCGTATTCGCCCGCAGTCAGCGGGTGGTGGTGGATGACGTTCTGGAAGTCCGGCACCACGATACTGGCCGCCGTGCCGAAGGCGCCCAGTTCCTCGTACATCGAGTGCAGCGCCCGGTAGGTGTTGGAGCGCTGGAAGATGGCATGCATCAGGTTGCTGACATCGTTCAGCCACAGCTTGACCGGGGCGTACTTCATCAGATCCTTGTCGGCCGTGGCGAGGCGGAACCAGGGGCGGGCCGGGCTGGTCATGCCCGACATCATGCCGGCGGCGAGCACGCGCAGCGCCCGGGTGCCGGTGTTGTCGTAGATGTTGTTGTGCCGACGCTGGCCCCGGTTGCGGTCCTGGATGAAGAAGCGCCCCGACCGAGGGAGCAGGTAGTCGCTGATCTCTTTCCAGTGGCTGAACCAGCTGGAGCGCTCGGTCTTGAGCTGCCCCCAGCGGGTCAGCAGCTTTTCGCGCGGGGTCTTGTCGGCCATGACTTACGACCCGAGGAGGGTGTTTTTCCCCAGGTTGAGCGCGCTCGGATCGACGCCCTGGGGGCCAGTCAGCATGGTGCCGGAGGCTCCACCCTTGCCGGCCTGCTGGGCGGCTGCAAGAGCGCCTTGCGTGTCGGCCTTCTTCTGGTTGGCCTGGTTGAAGGCTTCGTCGGCCTGTTGCGCCTGCTTGTCGGCGGCGGCCTTGGCCTGCTTTTGTGCAGCATCTTGCTGCTTGCGCGCCGCGTCAGCACTCGCGCTCTGCGAATAGGTGCTGTACGCCGAGACTGCTACAGCGGCAGCGGCCAGGTAGCCTGCGGTTGCTCCACCGGACATGGTCATTCTCCTGTGATGGTGATGGTGTTTTCCCCGTGGTGGGAGAACAGCTGATCTGCCTCGTCGGTGAACTCACCTTCGGCAGTGGCAACGTCCTCAGCCCGGGAAGGGAAAATCATGGTCAGGTCGGTATCGGCGTTGGCGATGAAGGCCTGCTTCCGTCCAGCACTTGCCGGCAGGACGTGGTAACCGACCAGGTGCATAGGCTCGCCTTCGGTGGCGACCAGCACATCGCCGTTGACGATGACGACCGTGGGGATCTTGATCAGCACGCCGGTGAGCACCACCCCCGCCGGAATACGGATCGTCCGGGCGTACAAGCCGCCGTGGATGACGTGGCCGGTGGCAATCTCAGCCTGCGGCAATTCGCGCACGGCGCTCTCCAAGGCCCGGACCCGTTCAATGGCCTGAGTGCTCATCGCCGGGATGCTCGGCGTAGTGGCGGCCGGCAGGCTCACGGCAGTGCCCGGAAGAAAACGCGGTTGGTTTCGCGGTAGCCGACACCCGGGAGGACATCGGCTAGGCGGCCACCAGAGGGGGCGCTGACCAGCAGACCAGGGGCGCCCAGGGTCTTTGCATGGGCCTCCGCCGCGCGCAGCAGCTTCAAGCCGGCGCCGGACTTCCGGGCCTGGCCGGCAACGAAGAAAGACTCAGCAGCAGCCATGCGGACCCCGTAATGCGGCAGCACCGGGGCAAGAATGAGCAGGAATCCGATCAGGTCGGCGCCACGGTAGGCGCCCAGGCAGGACAGCACCCCCGCTGCTTCCGATTGCCGATAGAACGGCATCTGCGCCGAGGGGTGCGGCAGTCCCTCGATTGCGGATTCCTGAGCGTACTCGTCCAAGAGCGCACCCAGGCAGGGCGAGGCTTCGAGGTCGGCGACGGTGCAGAGGCGGATGGCAACGGGTTCCATGCCCGCACGATAGGCGGCCCATGGATGGGTACGGGCACCGTGTAAAATGCAGCATGCCATCCGCAACTTAGTCCAAGGAACGAACCATGCAGAAAACCGCTTTCATTGCAGCCCTGGCGCTGCTTGGCGCTGGCTGCGCCGCGTCCGCCCGAATCGTTGTTTTGCAGCACCCGGACACGAAGCAGACCGTGGATTGCCGGGTTGATGGATCGGTTACCCGGCCGTACCTGAAGCAGGAGAACTGCATCAACGCCTACGAGAAAGTAGGCTATCGCGTCGTCAGCGATTCCGACAAAAACTAGGCGTAAGGGTCGTAATCCAGGCGCCGCTTGCTCCCACCAGCGGCGCGTAGGGCCGCGCGCTTGGGCGTATCCATCAGGGCCAGCACGTAGGCGCTGCCGTAGTCCGGTGAGCGCCCGATCTTGGCGATGATTTCGTCGCGGCTCGCTACCTTGAGCGTGGCGCCCGACAACGACCACGTCGGCGCCGTAAGGTCGGCCAGTAGGCGCGGGTCAGGGGGCAGCGCGATGCCCGTGTTGTTTGTCGGATCGAGGGCCTCGCGCATCCGCCACCACAATTCGCTGCGCAGGTTGAAGAAGCGTAGCCGCCCCGATTTGTCGGTGCCGCGCGCAGCCTCGGCAACGTGGACCCCAACGATCTGCTGCTCGGCCTTCACCAGGAAGTCATAGGGGCTCGCCCCGACGCCGATCACGTCCAGGTGGATGACGGCCTTGTCACGTAGCGCGGCGATGGCCAGGCCGGCCACGGTCGGACCGTCCGGCGTGTCCTTGCCCGGGTAGGTCAGCGGCACATCGAACCACATGGCGTGGCGTCGGGCCAGGATGGTGTTGTCGCGGCCCCCGCGGGCCACGTCCACGCCCAGGCTATCCATCGATGCCAGCTTGTCCGGCCGCTTCCAGCGCGCCTGGGCGGCCTCAACCCATGCGGTCGGGATTACCTGCCAAGGGTCGTCCTCGATGCCCGCGTTGAAGTCGCCGTACAGCATCTGCGAGCGCAACGGCTCGGGCAGAGACTGCAATACCGATTCGTAGCCCGTCCCCATGAGGAAGGGGTTGTCTGCGATCCGAGAGGGAATGAACGTGCGGCTGCGCGGCACGATCGTGTCGCCGTCGTGCTCGAACGGGGTTCCGGCGGGAACCTCGACCTCCTTCCCGTCGAGCACCGCAAACCACCGCAACTCCCCCGGTTGGGCCGGGTTCGGGTGCTTCGGGTCCAGCCACGGGGCGAAGTAGGCCACCACCCACCGGCCCTCTACCGTGGTCGGCGGGTTGAAGGTCATTAGCACGCGGCAGCGCTGGCCGGCCTTGGCGGTGCGGTTCCAGCCCAGGACGAAGCGCGCCTGGTGCTCGCGCAATTCCGTTGCCTCGTCCAGCACGATCAGATCGTGGGGGCGGCCCTGCCAGCGGTTTTCGTCGCCCGGGTTGTCCAGGCCGCCCACCTCGCACAGCCTGCCGCCGGGCAGGCGCCAGGCGCCTTTCTGCGAGCTGTAGCCGTCCGTCCCGCCCAGTACCTCGGCCAGGCGCTGCACAAAGCCCTCGGTCTGCGCCTTCTCGCGGCGCACAAATAGCGTGCGGTCATGGGCGGTCAGCGTCAGGCCGACGGCCAGGTCGGTCTTGCCGCCGCCCGCCGAGCCGCCGTATCCCGTGACATCGGCAGGGGACTGGAATGCCGCAAGCTGAGGGCCGGGCAAAGGGCGCCATGGGGTATCGCGGATGTCCGCCGCCAGGAGCGCATCGACCTCGGCGCGCTCGGCCGGGGTCATGTAGGCCATGGCGCGCTGGATCTCCGCAACGCTGGGCGCCTGGCTCATACCAGGTCGGCAGCCGGGTCATCCTCGGCGCGCGCGGTGGCCGCGGCGACGATGGCCGCGAGGCGGGCGCCCCGGTCCGTCTCGCTGATCTGCACCGGGCCGCCGCTGGCACCGGTCAGCTCCATGCTGGTCTTGTCACCGTACTTGGTCGGATGCCACTTGGCCAGTAGCTTGAGGCGGGTTTCGACTTGCAGCTTGCGGTGGCCCAGCATGTCACCGCGCTTGACCTTCAACTTCTCGCCGTCGTCCTCGGTTTCCTCGCCGACTTCTGGCGTGTTGGCGATTTCGAGGGCCTCCTCGGCGATGGCATCGAAGCCGGCGCGACGCGCGCGCTCCATGCGCTCGGCAAATTCGGGCCGGGCTTCGATCCAGTGGTACACCGTGCGCCAGGCGGGCATGCGCTCATCGCGGCAGATCTGGCGCAACGGCTCGCCGTCTGCGATGCGGTCGCAGATTTCAGCGGCAAGGGCTTCGGTGTAGGTCGAGACTTTCTTCATGCGCGCAGTAAAGCGCGCGTCGTTGCAGGCACGGGCACCCGCCGGCCAGGGTGGTTTGTGCGCCGCGTGCGATGGGTGCCATCAACGGGTATCCACGGCTTTGACCCGCACAGCAAACTGCGCACGCCGCTTGTACTGGCAAATTTTCGCCACCGCGCCCTTACTGATCTCGAACTTCTCAGCCAGTTGGCTGTAGCTCATGCCGTCGGCCTCATGCAGCGAGCGAATACGCTCCACCTCCGCGTCTGTCAGTTCGGCATTCGGATGATCCTCGCCAATGCGAAGGCCGGCTTCGTTTACCGCCACGGTTTTCAACACGGTGCTGCCCTCCTTGAATCTGCAAAATATTGCGTGGAACGTTTGGAACGTTTTTCATGGTTTTTTAGGTAACTTTTTCACATATACGTATGAGGAATTTCCTTAAAAAAGGGCGATAAACGTTCCAAACGTTCCATGTAGAAAAATGCAAACAGACTAAACAGGTAATAAAATGCGAATAACCGCGCCGGTTACCTGCCGGCGCACCAACATCAGCGCGGAAGGGCGCAACAAAATGCGAACAAGTAAAAAACTGCTAATTTCTGCGTGCGCAGTATGTTGCGTACTCGCCAACACCACCGCGGTTGCTGCTGACCAAGCCGACTACGATGCTGCGGTTGCCGCGACCCTAGGTGCAGAAAGTCGTAACACGCTCGCAAAGATTGAAGAATTCAGGCTTTGCTTGCGCACAGCAGCGGCAAACTTGGATGACTTCATATCGCCGGCATCCGACATTGCCTCGGCTGCAGCCTCGGAGTGCGCCCCGAAGTGGCAGTCGGTATTGGTGGCGTCCAACGAATCCCTGACAAAGATGGAGCAATACCCCTCTCAGGCGGTGCGAGAGACCGCCCTGCGTGGAGTACTTGAAGCCCGTAGGACCAAGTTGAGCCAACCCCAGCCCTCCAACGCAAAACGGCCCCCTCCCAAGCCGCGCACAACGATGTAATTGCGTCGTCACTCGAAGTCCCCCACCCGCCGCACGCGAATACCGAGCAGCCCCCGCCCTCGCAATCCGTAGGTATTCATCGCCGGCTCCATTCCCTTCGATTGCAGCCGTCGCCCTAGACTCTTGGCCGAAGCGATGAACCGCAACTCGCCACGGGCCTTAGCGAAGGCCTCCCAACTGGCCCACAGCCGGGCATTGCTCTCCACGTGGCCGGGGCCCACCTCGCAGCACTCGTCCAACCATTCGCCGAGCAGGTCCATGTCGCTCTTGTAGTCGTCGCGTGCCTTGCGCACGGTGGCCGGCGGCTGCAGGCCTGCCTTGCGGTAGGCCAAGGCCCCGCGCACGCACCAGGCCAGGATGCCCGGGGCTTCGGCCGCCAGCTTCTCGGCCCGGTCAGGGTCTTTCACCAGCGTCAGGTCCTGGTCGAAGTTACGCGTGAACGGCACGGGCAGCAGCCGGCGCCAGATGGCGTGGTCGTCGCCCTTGACGATGGGCCGGTGGTTGGTCGGCATGAAGGCCACCCAGGTGGGTGCCACCTCGACCGTGGTCTTGGAGTACAGGCCCCGCGCCGGCAGCGGTTCGCCCCCGGTCATGGACTTGATCAGGCCCTCGCGCAGCTCAGAGCCCTCGTCGGGCTCGCTCACATACACGAACCGGGCGCCGCGCAAGCGCAGCACGTCCTCGCGCGCCGCCCCGGCGTTGCCACCGGCCGCGCCACTGCTCAGGAAGGTGTCGGCGCTTGCCATCTTGGCGTGCTCGCCCAGGGCGTCGCGGATAGCCCCCAGCACCGTACTCTTGCCGTTGGAGCCCGACCCGTAGGGAATGGCGAGCACGTCCTCGTCCGGCTTGCCCAGCAGCGAGTAGCCCACGAGCCGCTGGAAGAAGCCGATCATGTCGGCGTCGCCGAAGAAAACGTCGGCCACGGTCTGCTCAAACAGCGGCGCCCGGGCGGCGGGGTCGTAATCCACCGCGGTGATGGTCGTCACGCAGTACGCCTGATCAGGCGGCAGCAGTCGGCCCGTGTGCAAATCCACCACGCCGTTGCCCACGCCCAGGAGGTGGGTCTGCTTGTCCAGGTCGGCCATGCCCACCACGATGCGCGGGTCGGACTGTGCCAGGCTCACCATGTTGCGCACCATCACGGCCCGCTGGCTGATGGCGCAGAACTTGAAGAACTCGGCCCGCTCGGCGTCGCTCTCGATGGCCTTGGCCTCGTCGGGCAGCGCACGGATGGTTTCCTTCGCCAGGTGCTCCAATTCGACACCAGCCGCGCGGCGCCAGTAGATGCCGGTCCACATGAACCAGCCGTCGATCTCGGGCACGTACATGAGGCCGTCACCGTAGTGGTCGAGCATGCGCTCGGCGTTGCCGAACTCGGTCATCTGCCGACGCTGCTTGTTGAACGGCACGACCTTGCGCCCACCCGCCATGGCCGCGCGCACGTCGGCCACCGGCAGGCTGGTGTCGGTCAGTTCCTTGAAGCGCGCCCGGATGAGCCCGGCCAGTTCGGCCCGCAGGGCCAGGTCCGTGCCGGCCGCTTCGCCCGCCGCCCGGGCGACCTCATTCACCAGGTCGATAGAATCCTCGCACGCGAGGATCAGGCCCTTGGCATCATCCAGCGCGGTACGCTTCTCGGCCTTCACCGCGTCGCGCTTACCCTGGTTGCCGACCTTGAGCAGCCAGCGCGCCGTCGTCGGGTTGCGTCCCGACCGGCCGAAGCTCTCCCATCGCTTCTCCACGTCCTCACGGTTGGCGTAGTTGCTGGCCGTGCTCGACCACTCGTCCCACAAGGCCAGGGCCTCACCGCTGCCGGCGAACTCATGGTGCAGCGACATGCCGACTTTCAGCCAGGTGTCGTAGTCCTCGTTATCGACGTAGGCCACCAGGCGCCGTGCCTCGCCCAGGTCGATACCCACCGGAGGCTCGAAGGCCATCAGCGGGTCATCGATCGGCGCCGAGGTCATGCCCCCAGCCTTGTTCCGGCTGCCTGACATGCGGGCAAGGCCGGCTTCCTCGGCCATGGCCTCGAACACCTGCAGCGCTTCCTCAACCTGGGCATCGGTGATGATGGGCAGGTCGCCCGCGCGCATCGCTTCCAGGCCGCCGAAGAAATCCACCCACTCGTAGGGCGCGCCCGTGCCCGGGTGGATGTGGTACGCGACGAACTGCTGCCCCTTGCCCAGGATCTCCAGCCGGTGCCGGCCGCCGGCCAGGTCCTCGAACCAGGCACCGGTGGCCTTGCCCCAGCCCTCGGCCTGGGCCCGGTAGGCGAGCAGGATCTTGGGCGCGTTGCCCACGCGCTCGCAGGTCAGGCCCAGGTGTTCCTGGCACCAGGCCACGAACCGCGCAGCCAGCGCGCCGTCCGTGGTGTCCACGTCGATGGCGGCGATGGGCTGGGCCCCTTGCCCGCACAGCACACCGACGCCGTGGGCCGGGTAGCGGGTCAGGTCAGCGGCGCCGAGGCGGGCGGTTTGCCAGTTGTCCAGCGCGGGCCGCTTGTGGCCCGGCTTGATCGGGATGATGAGGTAGCCGTTGCCCAGCAGGGCCCGGCCGTGGTGTTGGAAGTCGGAAGTCACGCAGCCACCCCCAGCAGCGCCGCCATCAGCCGATCGTCCAGTTGCTGGGTATTCCGTACGGCCTGGTGCCAGTAGCTCGACTTCAACTCAAAGCCCACCGCGCGGCGCTGTTGCTCCAGGGCTACCCACACCTCGCTGCCAATGCCCATGAAGGGTGTCAGCACGGCCTCGCCGGGCAGGCTCCACAGCTGTATGCAGCGCTCGATCACGTCGAGCTGCAGCGGGCTGATGTGCTGCTCGTCCTTCTCGTCGCGCGCCGAACGGTATTGCAGCGTGCGCGACTGGCTGATGTCGGTCCAGACCGGCGAGGCGTAGCGCTGCCAGACCATGATCGATACCCAGGTCCGGTAGGGCCAAGGCTCCCGGCCGGCCGCGCGCATCGCGTCGGCCTGCTTCTCCCAGGCGGCAGGCGACACGTCCAGGGCGTCGCCCGCGTAGTGCTCCAGGCCGCCAGCGATGGCGGTCTCGTTGTCGCCCGGCTTGCGAAAGGTCACGACGTAATCGGCCAGCCCCTGGCCGCTCATGCTGCTGTCTTTGCAGAGCTGCTTGTGCAGCAGGCGTAGCGATTTGGTGCGCTGCTGCTGCACCACGGGGTCTTTCCAGATGCACACCTCCGAATGGAAGATCCAGCCGGCCGCCTGGTAGGCGCGAACCACGTCGCCGCGGAAGTCCCGGATACCGATGAATCCCTCGCGCTGCTTGAGTGCCGGCAGTTGCATCACGTGCACGCTATGCAGCCGGCCAGGTGCCGTTACGCGCAGCAGCTCGCCGATCAGAAACTGGTAGTGCTCCCAGAACGCCGCCCCATCGTTGTTGCTGATGTCGCGCGGGCTGTTCGTGAAGCGGTACAACCCCTCGAACGGAGGCGAGTGGATACCGTAGGGGATCGAGTTGTCGGGGACCGCCCGGATGAGCTCGCAGGCATCGCCGTGGTAGATGGCGTAATCGCCGGTGACGACCTGATCGATGGCCTTGATAGCGTTCAGCATGCTGCCTCCTCGGTAAGCCACGCCGGCACACACACCGGCAACGTAGGGTTGTAGGTGTCCTGCTCCAGCGCGGCGCCATGCACGGCCTCGCCGGACAGATCGGCCATGTTGGCGACCATCGCCGCGGCCATGCGCTCGGCGTCGAGCTCCTTCCGGCGCAGGTTTTCCAGCACCGCGCCCTCGGTTGACGCAGCGACGAAATGCACGGTGACCGGCTGTGCTTGCCCAAAGCGCCAGAACCGGCGCACGGCTTGATAGACCTGCTCGAACGAATCGTTGAGGCCGACAAAGACGGTGTCGGCGCAGTGCTGCCAGTTCAGGCCGAAACCGGTCAGGCTGGGCTTGGTCACCAGCACGCGGATTGCACCGGCGGCGAAGTCGCGCAGGATCTGCTCCTTGCGCGCCTCGCTATCGGCACCCCGGATTTCCACCGCGCCCGGCACCGCGGCCGCCAGGGCCGTCGATTCGTCGTTGAGGTTGCACCACAGCACGCAGGGCCTATCCGCCGGGACCAGCTCCGCGGCGAACGCCACGCGCTGCGCCATGCTCTCGCGCCGGGCGCGCAGCCGATCGGATAGGGTTCGCGCCACGGTGCCATCGGCAGGCACCAGGTGCTCAACCTGATGCAACGGCGGCAAGTCATAGGCGCCGTCGTCGTAGCCCAGATCGGACGGCCGGCGCAGCAGCACCGACCACGAGCACATCCAGCGCCAGAACTCATCCTCGGCGTAGCCCTTCAACCGCCACTTGCTGGTGTCGCCGCCGTCGTGGGTGAAGAAGGTCGCCAGCATGCCGGTCAGCGGCATCACGCCCAGGAACTCGGCATGGTTGCCCAGCTCGGTGAAGTCGTTCGGTGCCGGGGTCGCAGTGGCCGCCAGGCGGTAGGGCACCGCCGCGCACTTCTCAATCAGCATCGTCCTGGTCTTGCCGTCGAAAGCTTTCAGGATCGACGACTCATCCAGGATCACACCGGAGAACTGCGACAGGTCGAAGTGGTGCAGCTTGGCGTAGTTGGTCACCGAGATACCCGGGCCGACATCGTTCTGCGTCGCGCAATGCCGTGCTCCGATGCCGAACTTGCCGCCCTCCCGCACCATCTGGTCCGCCACGGCCAGCGGGGTGAGTAGCAGCACCTTGCCGCCAGTCGCCCGCACCACCGCATCTCCCCAGGCAAGCTCCATCAGGCTTTTGCCCAGGCCGGTATTGGCAAAGATGGCAGCGCGCCCGCGGCGCAGCGCCCAGCGCACGATGTCGCGCTGGTGGGGGAATAGCTGCAGCGGCAGGTCAGGCGGTTCGACAAGGCCCGTAGGGGGATCGAGCCGAACTTTCGCCGCGAGGAAGTCCTCGTAGGACTTAGGTGCGGGCAGGGCCCGGCCTTGAGTCAGTTCCTGGGGGCTCACAGCTCGCCGCCCTCTGACTCACCCGGCAAATCCACCAACGCTAAGAAACGGGGGTTTATCAACCGGGCCCGCGGCACCCCGTACAATGTTTCGATCTCAACGACACGCCCTGTGGGGACGTAGCCACGCAGTAACCAACCACTTATCGCCTGCTGGCTTACTCCCAGCGCTTCAGCCAGTGCGACCTGCCCCCCTGCACTCTCGATTGCCTGCTTAATCCCTGACACAGCGGTATCCTCCGTACAAAAACCGCACCAAGGATACAACCGTACAACTGTAAAAACAACAAACAGACAACCACAACAAAAATTATCTTGATTTTCAAAGCATTCGCCCTAGATTACAATCCATCGGTTGTAAATATGGAGAGATGCATGCAGCAACAACAAGACCTTGGCACGAGACTACGCTCTGCCCGTGAGGACAAGAAGATGCGCCAGGAGGATGTTGCTGCTTTTGTTGGCGTTACGCAGCAGGCAGTCCAAGCTTGGGAGGCGAATCGATCTACGCCGAGGGGGTTGCAGAAGATTGCGAAGCTTGCGGAAGTGCTCGGCCTTGAGCCTGCGGATATTCGGAACGAGCTACCCCAATCCCCGCCCTCCTTTCCGCCGGCCTTAGAGAAGCGGGTCAAAGAATTCGCTGCATCTGTATTCGCCCCAATGGAGGGAAGAGCGATTGGGGTATCTGCTTTGCACGATGAGCGGCGTGCAAAGCGCCGGTCGGAAATAGCCCTAAACCTGCCGGATGAGCTGCAAAAATCGGTATTCGCAGCTATCGACGTACGCGGAACCCCCTACTATTTCGATTACCTAAGCCGGCGCGTTGTAGCTGTCTTCATGCACCTTCCAGAGGACTCTAGTAGGCTATCAATGACGGCAGCGCGCTTTACCTTGTATCGGTTCGCTATCGCCAACCGTCACTACAATGACTTCCCGGTTCCTGACCGGCATTATCTTCTAGCCGTGGTGGGCGAGCACAGCCAGGAGGTCCAGCTCCCCCGCCCTATAAGAAACGAGGCAGCGCTCTTCGATGTCGCCCTGGAAATGCACAAGGACATGGAGAGTGCATGCAAGCGCGTAGTCGAACTTGAAGGTATAAAAACGGAGATGGAGGAGCTCATGGATGCGCAGGAGTACCTAAAAGACCTCGACTGGCCAGACATAGACCTAGATTCAGGGGTAGCGCTCTAACTAGTCAAAGCCATGAATGGCGCCTTACGGCGCCATTTTTTATGCCTCGATGCACAACTAAAACAAAAATAAATACAACAAACCAATTTACAAGGTTGTTGTTGTTGTCCTAGACTCGCCATCAAGTTGTTTTACTTGTATGCGAAAGGACACAACGTGCTTGCTTCCCCCCTGATTCCCGGTCGCCTGTACCGCGCACGCGGCGCCGGGCTCGACCTGAACATCATCGCTCCCCATGGCTGCGATGCCATCTGCCGCGTCCTCGGCATGTTGGAGCAAGCCAAATGCTGACCGCCCAGCTCATGAAGTCCATGGACGCCGACCACCTGGTCGCCGCGGCCCGGGCTGAACTCGACCCGAAGACCAGCACCCTGCTGGAACTTGAACTGCTCGATCGCCTGGAAGCGCTGCTCGATCGGGCCCACCACAACACCCCCATTGCTGACCTGATCGCCGAATACGGCATCACTGATGACGACGTGAGGGCCGTCATCGAGTCGCACCCGGCCAGCAGCAAAGACCAGGCTGCGCTCCTGTCCTTGCTCAACGACGAGGACATCCACGAGCCGGACCAACTCAAGGAAGCCCTCCGGCTGCTCAAGGAATTCGAGGCAATTGCCAACGACGCTGGCGATGCCGTCTACCGCCTTTCCCAACTCATCACCACCGCGCAGGAGTAACCCCATGTCCCTCGAAACTGTCATCCAGGAAAACACCAACGCCATCCGCGAGCTGGTTGCCGCACTCGCCAAGGGCGTGCCGACCACATCCGCCCAGGTGGCTGCCGTAGTCGCTGAGGCGCCGCCCGCTGCCAAGGCCGAAGCCCAGGCCACCAACACCAAGAAGGAAGCCGTCAAGGCCGCGCCTACCGAAGATGCCCCGGCCGCTGGCCAGAAGCCCGAAGCCCTCACGCAGATGACCGGTGCCGAAGCCGAGAAGGCCCTGCACGGCCACGCCAATAACCCGGCCGACGCGCCGACCTACCAGGCCACCGCCGACGCCGTGACCAAACTGGCGCGCACCAAGGGCCGCGACGCCGCCATCGCCGTGCTGACCAACTTCGGCGCCGCCAAGCTGCCCGATGTGAAGCCCGAGCAGTTCGCCGCCGTCATCGCTGCCTGCGAAGAAGCCGGAGCCTAGGACCATGAAACCGCTCAACCAGGCGCAGCGCATCCTGATTGCGCTCGGGGTCGAACCCCAAGTCGTCTTGCTCGGTCATTGCCGCGAGAAGGCGCGCAGCAATACCAAGAAGGGTCCGGGCCGCATGCACATGAACGGCAAGACGGAGGGCAAATAATGACCGCCGCCACCCCCAAGAAGCGCACCAAAGCGCAGCCCGCACCCGAGGTCGTCACGGCCTACAAGGGCTTCAACCAATCCCTGCAATGCCGGGGCTTCCAGTTCGAGGTCGGCAAGACCCACGAGCACGAAGGCGAAGTGAAAGCCTGCGCCTCGGGGTTCCACTCCTGCGAATACCCGCTCGACGTTTTCAGCTACTACCGCCCCGCCGAGAGCCGCTTCGCCGTGGTCAAGGCTTCCGGACAAATCAGCCGGCACGACGACGACAGCAAGGTCGCCAGCGCCACCCTCACCGTAGAGGCTGAAATCGGCCTGCCGATATTGGTCGCCCGCGCCGTGGATTGGGTTATGAGCAAGCTGGACAAGACCATCGAGCAGACCCTCGTCACCGGCGACTACTCGGCGGCCACGAACACCGGCAACCGCTCGGCGGCCACGAACACCGGCTACCAGTCGGCGGCCACGAACACCGGCGACTACTCGGCGGCCACGAACACC